CGCTAAACCAATTGCAACAGGTTCAACAACCGTGTTTATAAACGGTAAAGGTTGTGGTAGAATAGGTGACGCATTATCAGGTTGTACAAGTGTTGCCGAAGGTTCTCCAAATGTGTTTGCTGGTTAGTGTATAAATATATAAGTTATGGCAATCTACGATTCAAAAAGTTCAGTTAGTAAAGAAAGAGTAAATCGGATATATTCTGATTTAGATTTAGACTTTACAAGAAATCCAGTTACCTCGGATATAGTTAAACTTAATGATGTAGATTCTGTAAAAAGAAGTGTAAAGAATTTAATACAAACAAATCATTATGAGAGACCTTTTCATCCAGAAATAGGAAGTGATATAAGAGGATTGTTATTTGAAAATATGACACCTCTTACTGCGTTAAACCTTGAAAGAAAGGTAATAGAAGTTTTAACTAACTTTGAACCTAGAGCAAAGATAGTAAATGTTATTGCTCAACCACAAGAAGACGCAAATAGATACCATATACAAATTAGTTTCTATGTTGTCGGTATTTCAACACCAGTTGTTGTAGAAACATATTTAACAAGGTTAAGATAAGATGGCGTGGGTAGATATTCCAGGAAGTAATAGTATTTGGCAATACGATAATGCTGCTACTATATCAAACACATATCCAGATTCAGCTGACGGTGCTAATTCAGTAATCGCTAGTGGAATTAGAACATATACTAAACCAGGTGGTGGTACGGTACAAGTTTATATAAGATGTAGAAAAAAAGGCACAACGGTAGAACGAGGTGAGTTATCAAAAACTTACTTTGATTAATAATTAGGAAAGAATAATGGCAAGCACAAAGATAGATATTTCGGAATTAGATTTTGACCAGATAAAAGCAAACTTAAAAGTATTTTTACAAAGTCAGGCAGAATTTTCTGACTATAATTTTGAAGGTTCTGGTTTTGCTGTTTTATTAGATACATTAGCATACAATACACACTATCTTGGTTTCAATGCCAATATGTTGGCAAATGAAATGTATTTGGATTCTGCTGATGTAAGAGCAAATGTAGTTTCACTTGCTAAGATGTTAGGTTATACTCCTACATCTTCAAAATCTCCAACTGCTTCAGTTGACATTACCGTTAATGACGCAACAGGAACAACTCTAACAATGAATAAAGGACAAACCTTTACAACTGCTGTTGATGGTACTGCTTTCAATTATATTACTAATGATGAAATTACAATTACACCTGTTGATGGTGTATTTAAGTTTTCAAATGTAACCTTATATGAAGGAACACCAATTACATTTAGATATACGGTTGATACACAGGATCCCGACCAAAAGTTTTTAATTCCTAGTGCAAACGCTGACACAACAACTCTAAAAATAAAAGTTCAAACAAGTTTAACAGATACAAACCAAACAACATATAGTTCGGTTACAGGTTTAACAAAACTAGATAATACATCTACCGTTTATTTTTTAAGTGAAACAGAAACAGGTAAGTATTGTGTAACCTTTGGTGATAATATACTTGGTAAGAAATTATCAAATGGAAATATTGTTATTATGGAATATATTGTAACCAATAAAGCATTATCTAATGGTGCTAAAACATTTACACCTGCAGGTAACATTGGAAACTTTTCAAACATAACGGTTGCAACTCAATCAGTATCGCAAGGTGGAAGTGAACCTGAATCAAAAGAGAGTATTAGATTTAATGCTCCTTTACAATACTCATCGCAAGATAGAGCAGTAACCACTTCTGATTACGAAACAAAAGTTAGGTCTTTATATCCAAACGCTTTGGCCGTAAGTGCTTGGGGTGGTGAAGATGACGAAACACCAATTTATGGTGTTGTTAAAATTGCAATTAAGGCCGCTAGTGGTTCTACTTTAACTACACAAACAAAAGCAGACATTGTTGCTAAACTAAAAGAATATAATGTTGCTTCGGTTACTCCTATGATAATAGATCCAGAAACAACAAGTATAATATTAAACTCAACAGCAAAATTTAATTCTTCGGCAACGACTAAAGACGCTGATACATTAAAAGCAAATATTATTCAGGCAATAACAAATTATAATGCTACTACACTTCAAAAATTTGATAGTGTATTCAGACATAGTAAAGTTGCTACATTAATTGATGATGTTGATACTTCAATTTTATCAAACATAACAACTTTAAAAATAAGAAAAGATTTAACACCTACTTTAAATAGTTCATTGAAGTATAATGTTTATTTTAGAAACTCATTATACAATCCTCATAGTGGACATAACGCAAGTGCTGGTGGTATATTATCATCAACAGGATTTAAAGTAAGTGGTGATACTAATGAACAATTTTTAGATGATGATGGTAATGGAATAGTAAGAAGATATTATTTGTCAGGTGCAACAAGAGTTTATTCAAACTCAACGCAAGGTACAATAGATTATACGACAGGTGCTATAACAATCAATTCATTACAGGTGACATCAATTTCAAACATAAGAGGAAGTGCTTCAAGTGTTATAGAGTTAACCGTGCAACCTGCTTCTAAAGACATTGTACCAGTTAGAGACCAAATAATAGAAATAGATATTACTAATTCTAATTTTACGGTTGAAAAAGATACTTTTGTCGCAGGAAGTTCAGACGCAGGAGTTGGTTACACTACAACAAGCTCTTACTAAAATAAATGGCGAAGTTTACTAAAAAGATTACCAGTCTTATTCAAGGACAAGTACCTGAATTTGTAATATCAGACCATCCTAAATTTGTAGAATTTCTAAAAGCATATTTTACATTTATGGAATGTGCTGAATTGGGTATTACTGAATCTCAATCAACAGAAGGTATCTTATTAGAAACAGAAACAGGTCAATCTAACAGATTATTGTTGGACGCAAGTAGACTTGGTTCAGAAGCAACTCAAATAGACGCTGGCGATAAAGTTTTACAAGAAAGTTCTACTTATGGTAAATTTACTTTCGGTGAAATTATAAAAGGTCAAACTTCTAATGCTGAAACAGCAATATTAGCAGAAGATTTGAAAAATGGCAGACTATTCATAAATGCAAATGATAAATTTATAGAAGGTGAAACTATAATAGGTCAAACTTCTGGTGCTTCAGGTGTTGCAGGAACTTATAGACCAAATCCAGTAAAATCAATCCAAGATTTATTAAACTTTAGAGATCCCGATAAAGTTATTCAACATTTTCTAAATCAATTTAGAAATGAAGTCTTAAATACAATTCCAGAAGATTTACACGGTGATGTTAATAAAAGAGAATTAATTAAAAGAGTAAAAACTTTATATCGTACTAAAGGGACTGCAAAAGGACACGAATTATTTTTTAGATTATTATTTGGTGTAAATTCTGAAATCTTTTATCCAAAAGAACAAATGTTAAGAGTATCAGATGGAGAATTTACTTCTAATCAAGTTTTAAGAACAATCAATAGTGTAGGTAATACAGGAGATTTAACTGGTAGACAAATTACAGGTTTAACTTCTGGTGCAACTGCAATTGTAGAAAATTTAAATAGATACCAAATTGGTGACAAACTTGTATCAGAATTATTATTAAACCAAGGTAGTATTGTAGGAACTTTTTCTGTAGGTGAAACAATTAGAGGAACAAAATCAGATACCGATGATGTTTATATCAAAGCTGAGGTTACTGGTGTTCCTGGAACATTTACAATAACAAATGATGGTGCAAACTATAAAGTTGGAGATAATGTTAAACTTACAGGTGGTGGATTAGGTTCAGTCTGTCAAGTTGGAGAAGTAGGTAGTTCTGGACTAACAAATTTTTATATAAACGCTGCTGGTACACAATATCAAATAGGTGACCAATTAGTTTTTGATAATACAAATACAAATGGTGGTGGAGCTGTTGCTGAAGTTGCTGTTATTAATGGAGCAATTGCAAATGAAACAGGAACAGACGGACATATACTTTTTGAAACTGCAACAAGTAAAAATGATATTAACCCAGGTGATAAAATTGTTTTAGAAAATGGTGTAGGAGATATTACAGATATAAGATTAATTAATAGTGGTTCTGGTTATACAATAACACCTTTGGTTACTATTAATAGTACAAATGGAGTTAATGCTGAATTACTTGCATATGGAGATGAAGTAGGAAAATTATTAGGAGTTGATATTGTAGAAAGTGGTCGCTCACACGAGCAAGCGTCAACACCTCCAACGGTTGGGTTTTATGAATCAATTGTTGTATTAGGTTCAAATGGAAACTATGCTGTTGGCGAAACGGTTACAGGTTCTAATTCTAGTGCAACTGGTGTTGTAGTAAGTTGGGATAGTAATAGAAAATTATTAAGATTAAAAGATAGAAATGCTAATTCCTATTCTGCAAATGAAACTTTAACAGGTAGTCTTTCAGGTATAACTGGTACAATGGGTAAAACAGACCCAGCAACTGCAACGGTTGATGTTGTTGGACTAGCAACAAGTGAAGGTAAATATATTTCAGAAGACGGACACTTATCAGAAACAACAATGAAGATACAAGATAGTTTATACTATCAGGATTTCTCATATGTTGTTAAAGTAGGTCGTACTATTGATGAGTGGAGAGATAGTTTTAAAAAGACTATGCACCCTGCTGGTTTCTACTTTACAGGACAAGTTAATATTGAAAGTAGATTAGATAACAGAATTAAAATGCCTGTTGTTGGAAGGGTTACTGGTATTACTGCAAGTCCTTGGATTACATTATTAAACACATTGTTTGGTAGTGTATTTGGTAGAAGATTAGGAACAAAAACTGATGGAACAAGTTTAAGAAGTAATCCACTTGAAGGAAAAGCTGCTGATGTTGCCCAAGGTAATAAATCTCCTTTCTCAACAACAACTAGGGATGTTACCTTAACGCAAACTCCAATAGCGTATTCTTTTCAATTTAAACCGTTTTATTATTTCAGAACAATTAATACAAATTTTGGTTCTACATATGCAGGTCCAAGATTAAGAGAATTTGATAGTAGATTCCAAGGTATGTTTAATACAAGTGCGATGAATTGGGCAAGAGTTAACGATTTAAGAGTTATAGGAACAAATACTTCAGCAGATGGAACAGCAGTACAATTTGGGGATTTAGCAACTATAGCAAAGACATATATTACTTTACCTGTTGAAATTTTAGTACCACAAGGTCTGTTTAGTAATACAAGTAAAAAATTTAGTAGTGGGACATCTACTTTTGACGCTACCTCATAAAGATGGCGTATAAATATTAGAATAATAGGAATAAAGATATGGCAAAACAAACGGTAGGATTAGGAAGTTCGGCAAATGACGGCACAGGTGATAGTCTTCGTGTCGGTGGTGATAAGATAAATGATAACTTTAATGAATTATATACAGCAATAGGAACAGGAACAGCATTAAACATTACAACTGCTGGTGCTTCTTCAAACCAAATATTACAATGGTCAACTTCAAACAATAGATTTGAACCAACGAACTCGGCAGCTGCTGGAGACATATCAGTTGACTTAACGCCTCAATTAGGTGGTGATTTAGATGTAAATGGAAACAAAATTGTTTCTGCTACAAATGGAGACATTGAATTAATCCCACACGGCACAGGAAAAATTAAATTAGACACATTAACATTTCCAACTACGGTTGGAACATCAAATTATGTACTTGCAACTGATGGCGCAAGTGCAATGTATTGGAAACAAGTAGGAAGTACAATTACTCTTTCTGCTGATACTGGAACAAACGACACATATACCGTAGGTGATACACTTAACTTTGGTGGTGGTACTGGAATAGCAACAACCGTATCAGACGACAATATTTCAATTGCAATAGATAGCACGGTTGTTACCACTTCAGATACACAATCACTTTCAAACAAAACAATTGATAATCCAGATTTAACTGGAGTATCAACTGGTAATGTTAAATTAAGATGTGCAACAATAGGTTCATTTATTGCTCAAGGTGCTAATGCCCTTGCAAGTTTTGAATCGGCAGCAACTTATGCTGGTGCTTTCGCTGTTGATACATCAACTCACAAAGGTTACCTTGCTTCTAATAATACTTGGAACGAAATCGCAACTACATTATCATCAATTGATATTTTTGCTGATGTAGATACAACAACTGCAACTCCAACAGATGGACAAGTATTAACTTGGGTTGGTGCTTCTACAGCTTGGAAACCTACATCTATTACTTCAGAATTATCAGACGATACAAGTCCAGTACTTGGTGCTGGTTTAGATACTGCTGGATTTACAATTTCAGGAACAGGTAATTTAGATTTAACTGGTTCTGGTTCAAAAGCTAGATTTGATTTTACAAATACTGGTGCTTTACCAAGTGCTACAAACTATACTGGTATGTTCGCTGTAACCACTAGTGATAGTAAAGGACACTTTGCTACAAGTTCTGGTTGGATTAACATTATAACAGAAAACGATAGTGTTGACAGATTATCAGATGTTGATACAACTACAACTGCTCCAAATTACGGAGAAGTTTTAGTATATACAAATGTTAGTGGTACTGGAAGATGGATACCTGGTCATTATACTCCACAATCAAAAGTAGCAGCTAATTTCAATGTAACCAATAACGGTTCAACAGATTTTACATTTACAGGTGATGGATTTACTACTCATAATAGTGGTGGTTCGCAAAATGATCCTGTACTTTATTTAAAGAAAGGACACACTTATACTTTTACGGTATCTAGTGGTTCTTCACATCCATTTGAAATAAGAACAGCAAGTGGTGGAAGTGCATATGGATTTGGTGTAGATAATAATGGAACAGGTAGTGGAACAATAACTTTCTGTGTACCTATGAACGCTCCATCTACATTATATTACCAATGTACATCACACGCAGGAATGGGAAATACAATTAATATAGATTAGGAGACGATGTATAAATAGTACAAAGAAATAGGAAATAAACAATGCCAGCAATTATAACAAGTAAATTTAGACGAAACAATGCTCAACAATTTGAGGAATCTTTTGGTGAAGCAACCCCAAATGTCTATTACCTAGGAATAGGAAAACCAACTGCTTTTGGAACAAAAACTAGAGCAGATGGAAGAACAGAAAACATAGGAACTGATTCAGCTCCTATAACACCAGCCGATTCAGTACAAGACGAATATGATTCTTTTGACGATTTACTGGCTGCTAAAAAAATTACTGCTTCAGATGTAGCTTTTGCTTGTCCAAGAATAAATTGGGCGTCTGGAACAACTTACGATATTTACAGACACGACTATGGAAACAGAATAACAGGAACTACTAATGTTCAAACTGCTAATAGTGGTGCAACGAATTTATATGACGCAAATTTCTATGTAATGAATTCAAACTTCAAAGTCTATAAATGTTTAGACAATAATAACAATTCTGCTTCAACGGTTGAGCCAACTGGAGAAAGTGTTAATATATTAGAAACAGCAGATTCTTATAAGTGGAAATATATGTTCACTTTATCTGCAAGTGCTCAGGCAAACTTTTTATCTACAGACTTTATGGGAGTTTCAACAAACTCTTCTGTA